GTACGGCCCCGGCGGGGTCGCGTACATATCGAGCGCGAACCGCGAGGACATCGTCGGACTTGTCCGCGAGTGGTGCGACCGCCAGGAGGCGGGCCTCGGCTCGGACCCGCTCGGCCCGCGGGGGTCGTCGTGAGGCCCGGCGCCGAGCTGTTCGCCATCGCGCTTCGCGTCCACGCCGCGTACCATGGCGGGCCGAGCGCGCCCATCTGGAACGACGTCCGCACACTGGCGAAGGAGGTGATCGAGATGGCCAACCCGGACGACGACGACGTGAAGGCGCTCGCGGCGTTCGCCGAGCTCGTCGAGGCGCGGCGGCTCTTCAACGCGTCGAGCAAGGCGTACGTCGAGATCGAGCACGCGCTCGACCGCGCACGCGACGACCTCGTGGGCGCGGACGCGCGCGTCGAGGCCGCGGAAGCCCAGCTAAAGTCCCTGATCGAGGGCCGGTCGCCGAGCCAGGTCGGCGACGACGTCGAGCGCGCCATCGAGAGCGCGCTCGAGAACTCGAGGACCATGAGGTCGCGCCGATGATGACGGACGGCGAGAAGATGCTCTACGCCGCGGTCTTCGCGCAGTGCTACGACATCTCGAACCCGCCCGTCATCCACGACGGCGACGCGTGGCGCGAGTGGGAGTCTGCGCGGGTCCACGTCGCCGCCGAGTGCGCCGCCGGCGCGGTCGAGCGCCTCCGCGAGGACCTCGCGGGGCTCGGCGAGGGGTTCGGCAAGGACAGCAACGTCTACCGGTTCGCGAAGGCGATGACGAGCGGCCGGGCCCGTCTGGTGCGGCGATGACCGACCCGGACTGGATCTGCGAGTGGCTCGCCGAGCGCGGCGATGGGCCGTGGATCAAGGAGCAGCCGTGACCAGCAGCTACATCACCCGCGTGCTGTTGAGCGGTCGCGGCGAGGTTAGTATTAACCGAGAGGACGACCGCGCATGACGGACCATCGGCAATTCGTCCGGTGTACCAACTGCGGACGCATCGCTGCGGTCGCGCCCGACCGCGAGGAACCTGCCGGTGGCGAGGAGTGCTGGTCCTGCGCGTTCAACGCGACCGACCTGGCGACAATGAAGTCCGAAGCGTCGGATGCGCAGGTCCAGTCTCGGATGGAAGACGACGTGCAGTGCCTCGACTGCGGCGCGGTCGGCCCGCACACCTGCGAGGGCGTGCCGGGCGGATTCGACGAGGAGCCGGCCTAGGCCATGGCGTCCTCGTTCGGCAAGACGCGCAACATGGTGTGCCCCGGCTGCGGGATGCCGTACGACTACCACGCGCAGCAGCAGCCGCACGGGTTCACCATCGGCGCGAGCTTCCTGCAGGCGCGACGCGACATCATCGCCATCGGCACCGACCGCAAGACGGGGAAGACCAAGTACGGCCGACGCGGCGGGACCCTCGGCTTCATGCACGAGCTCAAGATGATGGCGTGGCGCGCGCACGTCGACGGGTGCGTCGCCGCGTTCGACGCCGCGGTCGAGGCGGGCGCGGACCCGGAGTCGCTGCGGCAGGGCAACTACGAGGCGCTCGTCGCCGCGAGCCCGAAGCGGCCGCGGAAGCCGCGCAGGCGCAAGGCGGCCGAGCCGGCGCGGAGGGCCGCGTGAGCCGCGCCGCGCTTGCCCTCTGCGTCGCGTGCGGCCGCGGATGCGACGTCTACTACTGCGACCGGTGCGCGCTCGCCAACGCGCACACGCGCGCCGCCGGCGACGGCGCGGGCGACGCGGACCGGGCGCCGACCGCGAGCCGGCTCGGGCGCGCGGCGCAACGCAGGCTCGGCGACGCGACGGCATGGGAGCAGTACGTCGCGTGCTGCTCGATCCCGGACACCGGCGTCGCGTCCGCGGACGGCCGGTTTCGGAGCGGAGAGGTCGAGATGCGTCGTGTACGGAATCGGATGGACGCGGTCGGGCGTGGCTCGGGCTGTCTCGCGGCCGCGGTCGAGCCCGGGCTGGTCATGCACTGGACGTCGGGCGGAGGAAGTGTCCTTCGTCCCGCGAAGAGGATGTCGGCACGCGACCGCGAGCGGTTCCGGCGGTTCGTCCTCGACTGCGTCGAGCGCGCGTACCTGCACGACCCGCATCCCGACGAGAACGCCACGACCCGTCGGAACCGGCGCGAGCCGAGGCGGTCGGTGTGAGCGACGACCCCGACGAGGTCGACCGCGGCGCGCTCGCGGCGACGTTCCCGGCCTGGGACGCGCCGCCCGCGGACCGGGACGAGCCGCGCGACGTCGTCGGCGAGGTCGCCGCGCGGACGAGAGACGAGGACGCCGACTCGTGGCTGAACGAGCTGGTGGACCGGCATGCCGAGCGTACGTTCCTGAAGGCGTTCCCGGGGCGGACCGACGTCTCGCCGTACGACCGCGTGGCGTGCGGGATGATCGTCGTCGAGCTGCAGGAGCAGGCGAGTCGCGACCCGCGGTTCCTCGGCGAGCCGCAGAGAACGCTCGACCGCCGGCTGCACTACGTCGAGCACCTTAACCGCGATAATGAGCGCGCCGCGCGCGCACACGCGCAGTCGGTCGGCGAGAAGGCCGAGCACGTCCGGCGCGCGACGCAGACGCGCGAACATCGCTGCCACTGGCCGGGCTGTACGCGCCAGTGCAAGCCGGCGATGTGGGGTTGTTTCGCTCACTGGAGGGCGCTGCCGCAGCATCTCCGGGACAAGATCTGGCGCTCGTACCGCGTCGGCCAGGAGGTCACGCGGACGCCGTCGCGCGAGTACCTCGCGGTCGCGGACGAGGTCGACGCGTGGATCCGCGAGCGCGGAGGTGGACGGTGAGGGTCGTCGAGGCGACTCCAAGAAGTTCGACTCCATCAAGGAGGCGCGAGTGCCGCCCGGTCGGCGCCGCGGCCGAGGTTCCGTACGCCATCGTCGTGTCCGACCGTGCTAGGAAGCCCGGATGAGCCCGTACGAAGAGTCCTGGCCCGGCGCGCTCGACGCCGCGACCTCCGCGCCCGAGGCCCGCTCGCTCGACGGCGACGCGACGCACGAGTGGGCGACGGAGCACCGCGGCGTCGCGTCGCCGTGGGAGTTCTGCCGTCGGTGCGGCGTCGTCCGCCGCTCGGACCGGATGCACCGGCCGTGCACTGGCCGAACGCCGCCTATCTCGGGCCGCGCGCATCGCTGCAACGGCGGCCGGCCATGATTTTCCTCGAGCTGCTCGTCGTGCTCCTCTCCTGCCTCGTGCCGTCGGTCGGCGCGGACCTCCGCCGCTTCGACCCGGCCGACCTGCCGAGCGACGAGGCCGCCGCCGAGCACGTCTGGTCCGCGCGCGTCGCCGCGGCCGCGACCGGGCTCGACCCGACCGAGGTCCTCGCGGTCGCCTGGCACGAGTCGCGGTTCACGAGCAACGTCGACGCGCCGGACGGCGGCGCGCGCGGGTGCGGCGTGATGACGCCGACTCCGACGCCGCGGTGCGTGCGAAAGCCGCTCGTCGCGCAGTACCTCGACGGCGCGACGCACCTGCGCGGCTGGTACGACGCGGTCCCGGGCCGGTGGGCCGCGTTCGCCGGGCTCGCGGGCGGGTACGCCCTTATCCAGGCGTGCGTCGAGGGACGCGGGCCGGAGCGCGGCTGCCGCTACGCGCTGGCCATCGACGACATCATGCGGAGGATCCGACGATGAGCAGCGACAACGTGGTCCGGCGGACGACGCCGGCGCCGTGCGTATGCACGCCGGAGGCGCCTTGACCGGCGGCGAGCGCGCGATGCGACTCGCGGCCATCCGTGCGCGCGCGAAGGTCCTCCGGTCGCGCATCCAGCGGTCCGTCGCCGCGCGGCGGCGCTGGGAGGAGCGACAGCGCGAGCTCGGGCTCGCGGACGAAGAGGAAACGGTCGACGGCGCGCCGGACGCGCTGCTCGACGGACTGCCGGAGAACATCTAGACCAAGGAGACTGCGATGCGAGACGTGAAGGCAGCGACGCTGGACAGCGACATCGAGGCCGCCGACGCGGCGGAGGCATGGGAGGCGATCCGGAACCTGGAGCCCGGCGAGGAGCAGCGCCGGCGGCTCCGGGCGTACCACCACCGCGCGCTCGACCGGCTGCGGGCGCGCGTCCCGATGGACACGACGGGCGACCTCGTCGCGATTCTCGGCGACAAGGAGCAGATCCTCGGCGGGCTCGAGGACCACGGATGGGCGCGCATGCGCTCGGACTCCTACGTCCGGGCCGTCATCGCGGCCGCGGCCGTCGTCGCGTACATGGACGAGCTCGACCGCCGCGAGGGCCTTCGGGACGAACGCCTCCGCAGGCTCGAGGGCCAGGTCGACTCGCTCCTCGAGTCGCTCAAGCTCGTCGCCCTGGAGGTCGCGCAGCAGAAGGGAGTGCTCCCCCGATGAAGGTCGTCGACGCCAGCAGCTCCGCCGAGGACGCGAAGGCCGCCGCCCGGGCCGTCCTCGACAACAACGAGGGTGCGCTCCGGACCACGCTCAACGCGCAACGGCATCCGGCCATCGACCTCGTCCGCCGCGAGGCGCCCTATGCGCGGACGAGCGACCTCATCGTGTACTTCAACAATCCGGAGGCGTTCGCCCATCGGATGGTCAAGACCTTCGGCCTCGCCGGCGAGCCACAGGACACGGTCACCATGACGATCGGCGCGATGGCCCTCGTCCTCTCCGACGAGCTCGACGCGCGGATCCCGCCGCGCCGGCGTCCCGGCGACGAGGCCGAAGCCGCCCCACGGGCCGCCGAGACGCGCGAGGCGCGCGCCGCGGAGGACGGCGCCGTCCCGGTCGCCGAGCGCGTCCCGCTCGACGGCCCGGACGGCGTCGTCCGGCTGTCCGTGCGCGCGCGCGAGTGGATCGTCGCCTACGGCTACCGGGTTCCGAACGACTTCGTCGGGCTCGTCACGGCCATGGCGAACCGGCTCGACGACATGGCGGCGGAGCTGCGGCGGTGGCGGCCGTGAGCCTGTCGCGCGTCTACTTCGCGCACCCGGTCGGCGACGACGTCCTCGGCAACCTCGAGAACGGCGCGGTGTGGCTGGAGTGGCTGATGCTCCGCGAGCCGGACGTGTGCTTCGTCGCGCCCTGGTTCGCGTACGCGCACGCCTTCCTCGCCGGTATCGGGCGGCTGCCGCGCGCGCGGATCATGCGCGACAACGTCGAGCTCGCCCGGACGTGCGACGGCGGCATCGTCCTCTGCGGCCAGACGGTCTCGGACGGGATGCGCGATGAGATGCGCGCGGCGCCCGGCCCGGTCGCCGACCTCGTCGGCATCGGCCGGCTCCCGCCGGACGACGTCAGCCTCGCACGCGTCCTCGCCGACGCCGGCGCGACGGGCGTCCTCGGATGGGGGCTCCGGCGCGGCGCGAGCCTCTATCCCGTGCGCGCCGCGGACCGCTGAGCTGATAGGCTACGAGGAGGTCGGACGATGGACCGGAGACAGCACGGACGGTGTCGGGTCTGCCGCCGCGTGTTCGCGTACCGGCACGGCTGGGACGCGGAGGACGTGGAGCTCGACGTCGCGACCTGCTGGACGCATACGTACGCGAACGTCGTCCGCGTCCGGGCCGAGCGTGCGGCCGAGGGCCATGGCCGCGACTGGCAGGATGCCGAGCGCGTCGTCGATCGGGTCTGGGCACGGCGCGGGCACACGCGCCGCACGGTCGGGCGCGACTCATTCGTCGGCGCGGTCGCCGACGCGTTCGCGTACGCGCGTACGTCGCCGCGGTCGATCGAGGACGCCGTCCGCGACCATATCCTCCGCGTCCCCGGCGTCGTCGCCGTCGACGCGGTCGAGGTCGACGTCCGCCGCGGCCTCGTGAACGTCCGGGTCCGGACGACGGCCGTCGTCGACGGCGTCACCTTCTCGACCACGGTCGGCGCGGCGGCATGACCGGGCCGGCCCGATGTCCGGCCGACGGGTGCTGGCTGGCCGCCGGACATGACGGTCCACACCGTGGCGCCGCGCCGCCGGCGGACGACGAGCGCGTCCACGCGATGTGTACCGGGAAGAAGTCCTACCCGAACCAGGCGTACGCGAACATGGTCGCCGCCGAGGTCGCGCGGCGCGGCGGCCCCGCGCTCCGCTCGTACACGTGCCCACAATGCGGCGCGTTCCATCTCACGAGGGCGGGCGTCGACCCGCGGCCGGGCTGGCACGATCCGGTGCCGCCCCGCGCCGAGCGGGCCGCGGCCGACCGCCGGTGGTTCCGTCGGACCGGAAGACGAAGGAAGGACAGGTCATGGCGCTGATCGGACTCATCCGGGGCGAGGCCCCGCCCGCGGTCATCCCGCTCCCCTCGCGCGAGGCGCTCCTCGCCGCCGCGATGCCGTTCGAGGCCCACGGCGTCTCGCAGGTCCGCCGCGCGAACGGCGTCTACGCGGTCGGCATGGTGACCGTTCGTTTCGAGACGATGGAGGCGATGCTCGCCTGGCGGAACGCCGGCCAGCACGAGCTCTGGCGATGAGGCCGTCGGACGACGAGGAGCGGAACGAGCACGGCGTGCTCCTCCGCGACTGCTACTGCACGCCGATGTGGTTCACGGAGCTGCTCCCCGAGGTCGACCTCGACCCGTGCTCGAACCCGCGGAGCCATATCCGCGCGCGCCGGACGTACATGGTCGAACGCGGCGAGGACGGGCTCCGGATGCCGTGGATCGGCTCGGTCTGGCTGAACGTCCCGTACTCCGACCCGAACCCGTGGGGCTCGAGGCTCTACGACGAGTTCGCCGCCGGCCGCGTGACCGACGTCGGGATCATCTGTAACGTCGACAGCTCGACCTATTGGTGGCGGGCCTTCACGTTCGTCGCCCGGCACCAGCTCGCGCTCTGGCGCCGCGTCCCGTTCGAGGCGCCGCCCGGCGTCGACCTCGCCGGCTCGCACGTCGCCCAGCGGCCGCAGTGCCTCCTCGCGACGCCCGGGTTCCGCGCGGCGTGCGACCCGCGGCTGGACGCGCACGGCGCGTGGTGGGAGCGGCGGCCGTGATCGGGCCGACCGCCGGGACCGCCGGGAAGTTCGACGACGTCGTCGTCGTGGCGATGCCGTACTCCATTACCTCTCGACGACGGCGACGACGGCCGGTCCGAACCGCAACGTCCCCGACCTCGCCCTCGTTCTCGCACGCGAGGCGCGGGCCCTCAGGAAGCCCTCGCGTCGCGCGGCGCCGGCGCGCTACCATGGGCCGGATGTCCCGCCGCCGTCTCGTCCCTTCCGATGCGTCGTGGGAGCTGGCGATGTTCCTCGCCTCCATCTTCCTCCTGGCCGCGCTCGCGGTCGTCTGCGTCCTGGTCGCGAGGTCCGGATAGTGTCGACCGCGGCCCGGAAGCGGAAGGCCGGCCCGTGAGGACGCTTGTGGACCTCGCGGTCGCGGTCGTCGCGTCCGCGCTCGCCGCCCTGTTCGCGGTCGCGGCCTGCGTCTACGCGTTCGGATGGCTGTTCGGACTCTGGTAGAGTGGTCGGGCCCCGGGAGGTGTCCAGTGTCGCCGATCCGTCTCACGCGCAGGCAGCTCGTCCACAACGAGGCCGTCGTCCTCGGCGAGGTCACCGCCGGCAACGCGCGCCAGGTCACCATCGCGGCCGCCGTCGGGCGGTTCCTCGACATCCCGCGCGGCAAGGACCCTCACCGCGCGGTCGGCGAGGCCCTCCGCCGGCTCGCGCGATGCGGGAAGATCCGGAAGCGGGTCGGCCGGCACGGCTGGGAGCCCCGCGGCCGGAAGGCGTCGTAGGCTCATGCTGCCCGGACCCGACCGCGTCGCCCGCGCCCTCAAGCGCGCCGGAAGCGTCAAGGCGGCCGCCCGCGAGCTCGGCGTCGCCCGCAAGACGCTTGCGCGCTTCGTCGCGAAGCACGGGCTCGTCAACCCGTACACGAAGTCCGCGCCGCGTCCTCGAGGCGCGACACGGCCGCGGACCGAGCCGGCGCCGTACATCTCGGCCGCCGCGCGCCGCGCGGACGCCGAGCGGGACGCGCTCGACACGCTCGTCCGGTCGAAGGTCGAGGCGGTCGTCGGACGGATCACCGAGCGGCTCGTGGCCGAGCTGCGGGGTCGCCTCGACGGCGTCCTCGACGACGCGCTGGCCTCGCTCGTGTCGCGCGTCGACGGCGCGCCCGCCCCCGCCCTCCCCGCCCCGCCCATGGCGGTACAGGCCCCGCAGCCGCGGCCGCCCGGCCCGAATGGCGTCACGACGTGCTCGCGCTGCGGGTTCGTCGGCGGGAACGCGCGCGGGTGCGGGAAGCCGACCGGACACGCGACCCAGGGCGCGCAGGCGTCCCCGCGCTCGCCCGCGTCGCCCGCTGCGGCTGCGACGCCGGACGGCGACGACGACGAGGACCCTCTCCCAACGCGGGCCGTCCTCGACGGAAAGGGCCGGATGTCGCGCGCGGACACGGTCGCGCTCGTCCGGGCCGCCCGCTCGACGAATCCGCGCCGCGCCGCGTACGCTCTCGACATCCTCGTCCGCAGGAACATCGGTCTGGTCCACGCGTTCGCGCGCAAGATAAAGTGGGCCCCGGTCCCCTACGAGGACCTCGTCCAGGAGGGGACGATCGGCCTCATCCGCGGGCTTCGGGAGTTCGACGTCGGACGCGACACGGCGCTGTCGACGTATGTCGTCTGGTGGATCCGCCACCACATCTGCCGGTGCATCGAGAACACCGGCGAGGCCATCCGGCTCCCCGCGCGCTACGGCCACATCCGCTCGCGGCTCTACCGGGCCCAGCAGGCGCTCGGCGCCGGCGCGTCGCCCGAGGACCTCGCCGCGTACGCGAAGGTCGGCGTCAACGACGTCCGCCGCCTCCTCGCGCGCGGCCGGGTCGACGTGAGCCTGGACGCGCCGCGCTCGGGGCCGGACGGCGAGCTCGCGTCCCTCCACGAGACGATCCCCGCGGAGGACCCGGACGCCGAGGACCGGGCCGACACGGAGGACCGCCGCGCGCAGATCGAGGCCGCGCTCGCGAAGCTTCCCAAGCGCGAACGCGACGTCATCCGCCTCCGCTACCTCGGCGAGGACGGCCTGACCCTCAAGCAGGTCGGCCAGCGGCTCGGACGGTTCCGATGGGGCGGCGAGATGCGCGCCGGGCTCTCCCGCGAGCGGATCCGGCAGATCGAACGGGACGCCCTCGATCACCTGCGCGCCGCGATGCTCGGGAACTAGCGCGAGCGACGCTTCGCGTCGCGTCCCGGACCGACGTCAACGTCTTCTGCGAATAGGTTGACCCCGCACCGTCCTGCAAGACGGCCGGGGTCATGGTCCCGTAGCTCAACTGGAAAGAGCGCCACCGTGCTAAGGGGAAGACGCAGGTCCGAGTCCTGCCGGGACCACCACAAATTATCACGCGACGATCGCGTGGCTACAGCAAGTTGCGCGACAGTCCGTCGCGTGATCCTAAGGCTGCAATACGAATAGTTATTATGTTTGCGTACCGCAGCGTTGGCGACGGACCGGCTCGCGAACGGGGCGCACCCCGACGTCGTACGGGTTCCCAAGGCCGGCGCGGGGACGTGGCTGTGGACCCGCGACCGGGCACGCCAAGCGGGCATCGAAGGGGCGACGTCCCCTGTGTCCCCGAGTGTCCCCGACTCCCCCGGGGACACCGCCGCCCTGGTGTCCCCGTCCCCCTATAGGGGGACACCAAGGGCGGGCACCCCAGGCGAGCATCCCAAGACATCGAACGCGGGGACACCGCGCCGAACGCTCCGCCCCGAGCCCGAGCTCCATGGCGAAGCCTGACGCGCTCCACAGCGATACTCCGCTTCCTCCACAGCGATACTCCGTCTTTCGTGCCTCCATAGCCATTCTCCGTTTCGACAGCTCGGCACCAATTCGCGGTTCTGGCAGCTCCCGGCCCCGTGGTAGATTCGGACGCATGGCCGCGGACGACGGCAGCAGCGACGAACCGGAACGCCCGAGGCCCAAGCCGCACCCGACGCCCATCCGACGGAAGCGCGAGGCCTTCGAGATGACCGAGCGCCGCGCGCAGTGGATCATCACGCAGTGGATCCGCGACCCGATGCTGCTGCCGGCCGAGATGAAGCGCCTTGTCCGCCAGCACTTCGCGTGCGGCATCCAGGCCGCCGACCGCGCCCACCAGCTCGCCGTCGACATCCGCAACGAGCAGTTCGTCGGCGTCACCCGCGAGGCGCTGCTCCTCCTCTGGATGGACCTCCTCGACCGGACGCGTCAGGGCCCCAACCGCAACCACGAGCGGCTCGTCCTCGAGTGCATCTCGCAGTTCACCGGACACGCCGCGCCGAAGAAGGTCGCCATCGCCGTCGCCGACATGACCCCGGGCGGCGCGGGCGACCTCGCCGGCCTCGCGGACGGCGACCTCGACGCCGCCTGCCAGTTCCAGGACGGCATCCTCGAGCGTGTCGCCGAGCGCGCCCTCGGGCTCCCGACCGGGCGTGCGATCGTCGACACGACCTCGACGCCCGCCGCCGCGCCGCCGGCGAACGCGACGCCGCCCGTCAAGCCGCGCTAGGCTCGTCGGATGGTCGCCGTCGCGCGCTCGCGGTCCGAGGCCGTCCGGCTCGCGGCGGCCCGACGCGAGAAGGTCCGACGCCTCGCGCGGACCGACGTCAACGTCTTCTGCGAATTCGTCGGCCGCGACGAGAAGACCGGCATCCCTATCGTCCAGGCGCCCATCCACCAGTCGTGGCACCGCTACGCCGAGGAGCATGAGCGCCTCGTCCTCTGGGCCCACGTCGAGGGCGGCAAGAGCCAGCAGATCACCGTCCTCCGCACGCTCTTCGAGCTCGGCCGCGACCCGAGCCTCCGGTTCCTCCTCCTCTCCAACACCCAGAACCAGGCCGCCAAGTTCGCGCGGTCGATCAAGACGTACATCGAGCAGTCGAAGGAGCTCCGCGAGGTCTTCCCCGACCTCGTCCCCGGCGAGCCGTGGGGCGAGCACCAGTTCTCCGTCCGCCGTCCGACCTTCTCGAAGGACCCGTCCGTCACCGTCGCCGGCATCCACGGCTCCATCCAGGGCGCCCGCCTCGACATCATCGCCATCGACGACCTCCTCGACTTCGAGAACACGCGGACCGCCGACGGGCGCAAGGACACGATCGACTGGATGGACTCGGCCCTCCTCGGCCGCCTCACCGCGACCGCGCGCGTCCGCATCGTCGGCAACGCGTTCCACCCGCAGGACGCCCTCCACCAGTTCGCCGCACGTCCCGGCTGGCAGGCCTTCCGGTTCCCCGTCCTCGACCCGAACGTCCGGTGCCGTCTCACCGCCGGCCACGCCGGACCGCACAGCGTCACGCCGCCCGAGCGGCTCACCGGCCTCCCGTGCGGCTTCCTCATCCCGACCTCGCGCTGGCCCGAGCGCTGGAGCCTCGAGCGCATCGAGAAGAAGCGCGGCGAGATGACGCCCATCGAGTTCGCACGGCAGATGCTGTGCGAGGCGCGCGACGACTCGACGAGCATCTTCTCGCGGCTCGGCATCGAGATCGCCCTCCGCCTCGGCGCCGGGACGAGCATCGCGACCGCACTCACCGACCTCCCGCGCGGGTACCGGACGTATACGGGCGTCGACCTTGCCGTCCAGCAGAAGGACGGCGCCGACCAGACGTGCTTCTTCACCATCGCCGTCGACCCGATGGGCAACCGGAGCGTCCTAGAGATCGACACCGGCCGCTGGTCCGGGCCCGAGATCGTCGCCCGCATCGCCGAGAAGCACCATCGCTTCCGGTCCATCGTCGTCGTCGAGAACAACGCCGCCCAGGACTTTATCGTCCAGTTTGCCCGCGCCGGGACGAGCGTCCCGGTCAAGCCCTACACGACCGGCCGCAACAAGGCGCACCCCGAGCACGGCATCGCGTCCATCAGCGTCGAGATGCAGGGCGGCAAGTGGCGCATCCCCAACGAGGGCGGCAACCTCGTCGGCCTCGCCGCGCGGATGCACCCCGAGGTCCGCGCGTGGGTCGACGAGATGCTCTACTACTCGCCGACGACGCACACCGGCGACCGCCTCATGGCGAGCTTCTTCGCGCGCGAGGGAATCCGCATGGGCTCGACGCACGTCGAGTCGCACACCAGCGTCGACTTCAACCGCCGGTAGACACGCCTTGACCGTGATGACGTTTGTCCTTACGTTGTCCGGGTGGCGACCGTTCGCGTCCGACTCGACAAGCTACAGGTCCGGGCGCGGAAGGACGAGATCGCCGCCTGGCGTCGCGCGTCCCGCGAGGACGGGATGACCCTGTCGGCCTGGACGCGCGAATGGCTAAACGCCGCGGTCCGCGCCGACAAGGAGCGGTAGCATGGTGGACATGTCGAAGCGGATCATCACCCGTCAGTGCGTGACGTCCGAGGACGTCGAGGTCGCCCGCCGCGTCGCCGAGCGCCAGCGCCAGGCCGACTCCGTGTTCGCCCGGGCCTTCGCGTGGTTCGGGACCGTCGTCGTCGTCTTCGGCGTCGCCGTGTTCGCCTATGCCTTCGTCATCGCCTCGTACCCGTCGACGCCCACCGCCGACCTCGGCCCGCTCGCGTTCGCGCCCGCCAACCGGGCCGGCATCTCGGCGACGTCGACGACGTCGAGCAACGTCCCGCTCCTCTCGTCGTGGCGGATGGCCGGAATGGCAGCGAGGTGCATCGCCCGGACTGTTATCGGGCTCCGCTGCTAGGGCGGAATCGGGAAGCAAAACCCAAACAATGCGCGGAGGAAATTGACCATGCACTACCGAAACGGACGCGAAGCGAAGAATGGCGACGTCATCGTCAGGCTCAACGGCGGCAAGGTGGAGAGGATCGGCACCCTCCAGAACGCGACGCCGGGCAACGACTACTGCAACGGCGACATCGCGCCGCTGCCCGAGAACGGCACGTATGCGTGCCTGTGCGACTGCCTGCACGTGGACGACGTGGCCGCGCTGCTCGCCGAGAAGCGTCTCGACAAGCGGCCGGAGGGGAAGTAACGAGCGATGGGCAGTCGCAAGACCCAGCTCGCCGACTGCAACCCGCGCTGGCGCACATACGACGGCAAGGACGACCACTCGCCGGACGCCCTCGAGTTCGACTGCCCGGAGGGGCACGAGCACTGCCGCCACGTCGTCCCGTTCACGCCGGCGCTCGATGGCTCGCGACGGCCGGTCCTCCAGCGCAACGGCGCGCAGTGGGAGCGCACGAACGACGTGTTCGCGACGCTCACGCTCACGCCATCGATCCGCATCACGCCAAGCAAGCGGATGCTCCCCGACGGCCGCATCGACGAGATCGGCTGCGCATTCCACGGCTTCATCAAGAGCGGGCAGATCGAGTTCTGCGGGGACAGCCGATGAGCGTGAACGACGCGGCCGCCCGATGAGCGAGCCGAGCATCAACACCATCGTCGGTTTCGTCGGCGGCCGCGTCTGGTACCGGCTCATCGTGACCGCGACCGTGATGTCCCGCGCCGTCGAGCTCGCCGCCGGGCACGTCGGCCCCGACTGGCGCCGGGTCGACGCGGCCGGGCTCGACCTTGTCGTCGAGACGGTCGACCCGTCGTGGTTCGAGGCGCTGGGCCGCGGGCTCGCGGTCCGCTAGGTTTCACGTCGCGGCGGTCCGCCGCGACACCAAGGGAGAACGTCATGGCGAAGCATCAGACCCGAAGGTCCATCAGCATCAACGGCAGCCTCTACGACCGCGCGAAGGACCTCGCGGACCGTCAGGGCATCTCGCTCTCGGCGATGTGCGAGCATGGACTCCGGCTCGCGATGGCGGCGCCGGAGTCGACCGTCGACGGCGTCCGCGAGGCGGCCGCCCGTCGTGTCAGCGCCTAGCGGATCCCGCCGGTGTCCAAGCACCCCGCCGGCATATTCGAACGTCGCGGGTCGGCGGCGTCCGCCAGAGACCGACCACGCAAGGAGAATGAGATGCCCACGATCGAAGAGTTGAACGAGGACCTCGACGAGAAGCGCGCCGCCCACCGGGCCGAGCTCGAGGCCCGCCTCCAGGCACGCGCGAAGGCCGCGGCCGAGACCAAGGACCCGACCGAGCGCGCGCTCGCGTACGACGAGATCCAGCGCGACGCCGCGCGCGCGCAGGAGGTCGCCGACAACAAGGCCCGCAACGCGCCGCGCGTCCCGCAGTTCTCCGACGAGCGGCTCGCCCGCGCGACCGACGTCCAGCGGATGCGCTCCGACCTCGGCGGCTTCGCGTCGATGCCGACGGAGGTCCGCAACGCGCCCGAGGTCCGCGGGTACCTCTGGCCGAAGGTCGAGGAGTACGTCCGCGCGCGGCTCGAGCTGGCGGCCGAGATGACGGTCGACATGCTTGTCACCGAGCTCCGACTCTCGCGCGCGGACATCACGACCATCATCGCGAAGGCGGCCGGCAACGGCGTCTCCGCGCACGAGTCCTTCGACGATGCGCCGACGCCGGTCGTCGAGCCGCCCGCGCCGTCCTCGCCGTACCACTCCGACCGCATCGCGCACCTCGAGCAGCAGGTCGCGACGCTCAACGCGCGCGTCCTCGAGCTCGGGGTCCATCACGCCCGCGCCGTCCATCTGCCGGCCTGGGCGGACGAGGCCCAGCAGCGCCTCGCCGACCTGGAGGAGAAGGTCCGCCGGATCGAACAGGTTACCGTCCCCGCCGAGCTTCGGACGCGGTAGCCGCCGCGCCGCCCGCGATGGTAGCCTGACCTCGTGACCACGATGGCCTCGACCGCGACCGCCGCGGGCCTCCCCGGCGGACCTATCTCGATGGTCGCCGCCGGCGTGATGCACGAGGAGGAGGTCGGCTCCTCGCGCGCGGCGCTCCAGATGTCGCCGCGCCAGCAGGTCCTCGACAAGTACTGGAGCTTCTACCGCACCGACCAGTACGCCGCGCGGACCGTCGCGTGGGACGGCTCGCGGTACCTCGGCATGGTCGAGCGGGACAGCGTCGCCCTGCAGGGCTTCGTGCCGCCCGGCTTCTACATCGCCGGCCCGACAACGCTCCCCGTCGCGCTCCGTCGGCCGACGACGCCGTACCACGTCGTGAAGGTCATCGTCGACCGGTTCACGTCGATGCTCTTCTCGAACAAGCGGCACCCGAAGATCTCGGTCTCGGGCGACCCGAAGACCGAGGACTTCCTCAACACCGTCGCCGAGGTCGGCCGGCTCTGGCCGACGATGATGCTCGCGCGGTCGATCGGCGGCGGGATGGGCTCGACCATCGTCGGGTTCAAGCTGATCAACGGCCGGCCGGCGTTCGAGGTGTTCGACCCGCGATGGGCGCGCCCGACGTTCCTCGACCGCTCGCAGCTCGTCCTCGACCGCATCGACTACCGCTACGTCTTCACGCGCGAGGTCAAGGACCTCCAGGGCCAGTGGCACGAGGTCGCGTACTGGTACCGGCGCGTGATCGACCGCGAGAGCGATGTCGTCTTCCGTCCCGTCCCGGTCCCCGAGCCCGAGGACGACGCGCCGCCGCGCTGGGAGCCGGCGGCGGTGGTCAAGCACGGCCTCGGCTTCTGCCCCGTCGTCTGGATCCAGAACACGCCGAACCCGACCGACCTCGACGGCGACCCGGACTGCATGGGCTGCCTCGACCTCGCGGAGGCGATCGACCGCCTCAACTCGCAGAGCGACAAGGGCATCATCGCGACGTGCGACCCGACGGTCGTCGTCTCGGACGAGAAGGACATGGGCTCGGTCGCCATCGGCGTCGGGACGGCCATCAAGCTCGGCCAGGGCGGCGACGCGAAGTACATGGAGATGACCGGCAGCGGCATCGACATGGCGCGCAAGAAGATCGAGGACTACAAGGCGATGATCTGCGAGGTGACCGGCTGCGTCCTTGCGCTCCCCGACCGGCAGATGACCGCGACCGAGGTCGAGCGGCTGATGTCGCCGATGATCGCCCGCGCGGACTCGCTCCGCGAGCAGTACGGCGAACAGGGCGTCAAGAAGCTCCTCAACATGATCTGCGTCGCCGCGAAGCGCATCGGCCGTCCGGTCCAGACCGCGAGCGGCATCGTCCGGCGGACCATCGTCCTTCCCGACAAGGTCGAGGTCGACGACGCGTCCGGCGAGGTCCGCCGGCGGACGCCGCGGCAGATCGGCGACGGGCCCTACTCCCAGATCGACCTCTCGTGGCCCGCGTACTACGAGCCCGGCGCGCAGGACGCCGGCTACGCGGTCACCGCCGCGACGACCGCCAAGCATGCGACGCTCATCGACCGCGCGACCGCCGCGCGCTACCTCGCCGGCTTCTTCGGCGTCGAGGACGTCAACTCGATGCTCGAGAACATCCGCCGCGAGACCATCGCCGACCAGATGGAGCTCGAGCGTCAGGCCGTCACGGGGCCGACCGACGATCCGTCGGCGCCGGGCGCCGAGGACGCGAAGGTCGACAGCGCGAACGTCCAACAGTCCGCCCTCAACGGTGCGCAGATCACCGCCCTCGTTGAGCTCGCCCAGGCCGTCAAGGCCGGACAGCTCGACGTCCAGTCCGCGCTCGCCATCATCGAGATCTCGTTCCCGGTCTCGCAGCGCGACGCGATGCGCATCGTCGGCAACCTCAAGCCGATGCCGCAGCCCGCGCTCGCACCCGCCGCTCCGTCCGCGCCTCCGCCTGCGGCGACGCCGCCCGTGTCGCCTCCCGCCGGCGCGCCACCAGGAGGACCCGGTGCCACGTAAGAAGCCTCCGCAGCTCCCGGCGCTCCCGACGCCGGGCGACTGGAACGGGACCGGCGGCGGCGTCGGGTCCTGGCCGGCGATCGAGCCGCCGCGCGTCGACCCGCCACCGCCCCCGAAGCCGCAACGGGGCAGGCGATGACGAGGCCGCAGATCCGGACCACGCACACGCTCGCCGTGCTCGAGGTATCCGCCGAGGCGTTCGCCGAGATCAAGGCGAAGCTCGAGGCGGCCGGCTACGAGCACGCGATCGACATGCGCGAGGGCACCATCGACATGACCGGCATCGCGCTCGGCTGCGAACCGTCGGACCCCGACGGCCCGGTCAGTCCGAACGAGGCCGCCGGCGCGCTGGACGGCGGAGGCCCCGCGTGAGCGACGAGCTCGGCCTCGCGGCCCTCGACCCGGACCGCGCCGCCTCCGCGCCCGCCTACACGCCCGCGGGGCCCTCGTGGCGCGACGAGCCGAGCGTCCACCTCCCCGCGGCGCGCCCGCACGCGCTCACGCTCTCCGCGAGCGTCCGGCCGCCGCCGCGCCACTCGCGCTGGCGGTTCTTCGTGTTCTGGTGTCTCCTGAAGCTCGCCGCGCGGGTCTACCCGTTCAACTTCGAGATCTACCGCGAGCCCGAGCCAGGAGACGAACCGTGAGCACCTCTCGCCCCATCGCGACCGCGCTCGAGTCCTGGCCCGTCCCGCACCTCGCCGGTCTCATCCGGCACGGGCTCGACACCAAGAAGGTCGCCGCCCTCGTCGCCAGCCTTCGAGAGGGCAACGCGCTCCCCGCCATCTTCGTCCTCGACGACCGCCCGCGTCAGGCCATCCTCGACGGCCACCACCGCGTCGCCGCGTGGGCGGCGGCCGGCGTCCAGAACGCCGAGGTCATCGTCCTCCGCCCGCGGTAGCATCGTCCGCATGTCCAAGCTCGACGAGTTGCAGCTCAGGTACCGGACCGCCATCGAGCGGATGCAGGCCGGCGTCGCGTTCATGATGCCGCATAGCCCCAGCGAGACGAACGGGAAGCACCTCCGGGTCGGCATCAACTCGGCGCTCGTCGACGCGTCCTCCGTCGGCGTGCTCCTCGTCCGGAAGGGCCTCGTGACCGAGGAGGAATACTGGGAGGCGATCGCGGCCGGGATGGAGGGTGAGGCCGCGCGGTACGAGGCGCGCGTCCGCGAGCGCTACGGCCCGAACGTCACGCTCGGCGGGACGCTCGACACCGTCGAGCGTCGGGCGAAGGCGGAGGACGACAAGGGCGACTGATGATCATCGCGATCGACTTCGACGGCACCATCGTCCGCGAGGACCGTCGCTACGACGACGTCTACTCGCCGCTCGTGCTGATGCCGAGCGTCCGTCCGGGACTCGAGAGCCTCCGCCGCGCGGGCCACCTCCTCGTGCTCTGGTCCGCGCGCATGAACCGCGCGCGGATGTACCTCCCCGAGTTCGACCCGCTCGTCCGCGCCGGTCACGTCGCGCCGCACTCGTCGTCCGAGCTCCACGCCGCGCGCTGGCGGCAGATGCTCCGGTTCGTCGCCGCCGAGCTGCCGGGCATCTTCCATGCGATCGACGACGGCCGACAGGGCAAGGTCTGCGCGGACCTCTACATCGACAACATGTCCATCCGGCTCGGCGGCCCCGAGGGCTGGTCCTGGGACGACGTCCGCCGCGTCTACGGCGAGTGACCCTCGAGCGCGGCGACGAGGAGGTCGCGCATCGCAAGGAGCCGGCGGACGCTGCCGGCGAGGTCATCGATGAGCCCGCGCGCGGCGTCGCTGTCGGGCGATAGCGAGGCGACCCGTTCGATCGTGTTCATCAGCATCGTCTGCGCGGTCGACCGGATGCAGTCGTCGACGAGCTGTACTGCGAGCGTCGAGTCCATCGGTCTACGATAGCGCCGGCCCCGAACCATCGGAAGGGACGCGGCGCGTCGGCGTCGACCCCGCCCTGGCACACGCACCGTGTCGGCGTCGACCAGGTCGGCGTCACCGCCCAGCGCCGACACCACGAGCACCGCCAGTAGACCGTGCCGTCCCGGTCGCGCGAGTGCTCCTGCCAGCCCACGTCCCATCAGGCTAGCGTGCGGTCGCCGCGAAGTGGTAGCGTCTTCGCATGTCGGTAGCCGTCCGCAATCAGTCCCCGGGCATCGTCACCATTCCCGCCCAGTACGGCGGCGGCGCGCTGGCCCCGGGTCAGGGCGTCGTCATCAACGACACGCTCGCGAACGTCCAGGCGGCCTTCGGGGCGACGATCCCGCAGGGCTTCCTGTCGATGAACGCGAACATCCCGTCCGGCGAGTCCGCCCAGGTCCAGCCGGTCGCGCAGAGCTACTACCTCGGCCGGCAGACCTTCTCGGCCTCCGGCACCTACACCCCGAACCCGAAGGCGAACCGCGTCCACGTCCGCCTCGTCGGCGGCGGCGGCGGAGGCGGCGGTGTCGCGGCGAGCTCGGCCTCGCAGGTCGCGGTCGGCGCCGGCGGCGCGGCCGGCGCGTACGTCGAGCAGTACATCGACCCGGGCGCGGGCAACTACCCCATCACCGGCGGCGCCGTCACCGTCGGCGCGGCGGGCGCCGCGGGCGCGAACACCGGCGGCGCGGGCGGCACGGGCGGCGATACGTCGGTCGTGATCGCGGGCACGACGATTACCGCGAAGGGCGGACCCGGCGGCGGGTTCGTGGCCTCGTCGGCGTCGAATATCCAGGCGCAGGGCGGCGGCTTCGCGACCGGCTCGTCCGCGGGCGACATCAGCACGGCGCAGGAGCCGGGCGGTGCGGGCCAGGGCTTCGGCGGGACCATCGGGACATCCGGGTTCGGCGGGTCGTCGCCGTTCGGCGCGGGCGGCGGTCACTCGATCGCGGCCGGCGCGGGCAACCCGGGCCAGGGCTTCGGCGGCGGCGGGTCCGGCGGCCTGTCGATCAACGCGAGCGCGGCGGCGGCCGGCGGCGCGGGCACGCACGGCTACGTCATCATCGACGAGTACACCTAGCCCATGTCGACCACGTCGACCGCGCAGCTGACGCTCTCGTTCACGGGAGACGTCACGCTCTCGCTCCAGGCCAACGCGACGGCGAACCAGACGAGCCCCGGGACGACGCTGCTCGTCAACCTCGCGACCGGGTTCAACTCGATCGCGATCCCGCCCGGCTCGAACCGCGTCACCATCGAGAAGCCGGCCGGCAACACGGTCCAGCTCACGCTCAAGGGCATCACGGGCGACACCGGACAGCAGCTCGGCCTCGTCGACTTCGACTCGTTCTCGCTGCCGGCGGGCGCGACGACGCTCGGCGTCACGGCCGCGAGCGGCCTCAACGGCGTCCGGTTCATCTTCAACTAGGCCCGTGCCTGGCGAGAAGGTCTATCCGGTCGACAAGGTCGTCCCGACGGCCGTCAGCCCGCGCGCCCTCCGGCGCTGGGCGAACACCGAGCCCCGCCCGAAGCGTTCGCGGCCGCCCGCGACGCCGAGGCCTTCCGCGACGCCGCCGAAGAGGTGACCGCGGCGTGGTAGCGTGAGGACGTGGGACACCAGAGCCGGATCCGACAGAAGCGCAAGCAGGAGATCATCCACCGCAAGGTGCTCTTCGGCGGCGTCGAGACCGCGATGGAGGTCCACGCCCGGCTCGGGTGGCGCGGCCGGTGCCATTGCGGCGGCGCGCCCGTCGTTCAGATCCGGACCTTCATGCTGCTCGAGGACGCGATCAAGGCGTCGCCCGAGTACGTCGGCATGATCATGATGACGAACCCCGACGGCTCGATGCAGGTCCCCGTCCAGAAGACCAAGTTCGGCGACATGATCCGCGTCGCGTCGGTCCTCGCCTGCCGGCATCACCAGAAGGAGCTCGAGATCGCCGCGGCCCGCGGCCCGAGCAACGCGCTCGTCGAGATCGACCGCGGCCCCGGCGCCGAGCGGCCCGTCGTCGCGGTCGGCGACCTCCGCCACATCTCCGAGAGCGTCTCGGGCGCGCGGTCGGAGTAGCCCGTGGCCGGCATCCGTCCATCCGCCCTGGCCGTCTTCGTCGAGGCCGGCGGCGGCCCGCCCGTCTCGCCCGTCGAGATGCCCTCGCCGAGCGACGTCCTCTACGAGCGCGGCCGCGGCCCCGAGGGCAAGCGCTGCGGCAACTGCGCGCTCTACGCCGAGGCGAGCGAGCGGTGCCTGCTGTTCGGCCAGGCGACCGAGGTCGGCGCCGAGATGGTCTGCGGCCACCACGCGAGCGGACCGCCGCAGCTCTACTCGTCGACGCTCGGCGGTCGGCAGTACGCCGACCCGACGCTCGCCGGGCTCGTCCGCGCGCCCGACGGCGGCGCCGCGTGCCGCAACTGCCGGCACTACTCGGGCGTCGAGGGCGAGTGGAGCGGCTGCTGCGCGGCCGTCTACGTCGACGGCCGGCCCGCCGCGGTCGAGGCGCTCGGCCGCTGCGCGCGCTGGCGATACGCGGAGGCGCGGTGAGAGGCCTCCCGACCCCGCACCTCGTCGCGTTCCTCCTCGTCCTCGTCGGGACGTTGTTCGCCTACGAGCTCGACGGGATGTCCGAGGGGACGTTCGTGGCGATCGGCCGGTTCGTGTGGGCGCTGACGGTCGGGCTCACGGTCGCCGAGATCGTCCACATGCGCCGGCGGTGACCCGATGTCGTTCCAGGAGGCGGCGCTCGAACACGCACGACGGCTCGCCCGGCTTATCGACCGCGGCGGCGCCCTCCGCCTCCGCCGTCTCTACGAGGCGGCGCAGGCCGAGCTCGAACGGAAGATCGGCCATGCGGTCGGCCGCGGCTCCGCACCCTTCACCGCGCACCAGCATCGCGTCCTCCTCGGCCAGGTCCGCCACGGCCAGATGGTCATCGCCCAGCGGCTCGGCGACGCGAGCGCGGCCGCGACCGTCGAGACCCAGCGCGACGCGCTCGACGCGGCCATCAGGAACATCCGGCGCGGCGAGCGCGAGTTCGGGTCCGGCGCGACCGTTACGCTCCCGATCGAGGAGGCCGCGCGGTTCCAGGGCGTCCTCGACCGCCGCAAGACCTCGCTCCTCAAGCAGAACCGGACCTCGATGGCCCGCTACGGCGCCGGGCTCGTCAAGCGGATCGAGGGCGAGCTCGCCGTCTCGCTCGCGACCGGCGAGACGACGCACGAGGCGACGACGCGCGTCGCGCGGACCGCCGACGTCGAGTTCTGGCGCGCCGAACGGATCGTCCGGACCGAGCAGGCCTGGGCCTACAACGCCACCCAGCGCGACGCCATCACGCAGAGCGCGAAGGACCTCGACGAAGAGCTGTACATGCGGTGGACCGAGCTCGTCGACGACTACTCGCACGCGAAGCTCGACGACCGCGTCGGCGACGACTCGGTCGCGATGCACGGCCAGGTCGCTCGGCCCGGCGAGGCGTTCCGGATGCCGTCCGGCGCGAAGGGCGTCGCCGGCTCGCTCCGCGACGGCGAGTGGGAGCACCCGCCGAACCGGCCGCACGACCGCGCGACGCTGATGCCGTGGAGCCCGGCCTGGGACGAGGCGCCGCCGAGCTGGCAGGTCGTCGGCGGCGCGAAGGTCCCCGTCCGCCGGCAGCGGCGACGCGCGTGACGTCGCACGCCCGGACGTGGTACCTGTAACGCATGGTCGCTCCCAACAAGCTCAAGGCGTTCGCGGACGCGGATCCCGGCATGGCCGCCCTCAACGATCCGTCCGTCGACATGGCGGACTACGACGACCCCGACGACGACGAGGACGGCGCGGCGCCCGCCGAGGACCCGAAGACACGCGGGCTCGGGCTCATCGGCCAGTGGAAGGACCTTGGCCAGTCGCTCACCGCCGAGGCCGGCGAGATCATCGACAGCGCCCACGACATCGGCGGCGACCTCCTCCTCGCGAAGGTCCCCGAGGACGCGACCGAGGCCGTCGAGGAGGACTTCGAGGGCCTCCCCGACGAGCTGAAGGTCTGCCTCGCGAAGTACGTCGCCGACCTCCCGCCCGACGACGTGACCGCGGTCGCGACCGCGCTGATCGACGGGCACGACGGCGAGACCGAGGACGCCGACGTCTCGCTCGTCTCGAAGTACCTCACCGCGATGGCGTCGCTCGCGAAGGAGGAGGTCGACCCGGCCGACCTCGAAGACGAAGACGAGGACGACGAAGAGGAAGAGGACGAGGACGACGAGGACGATGACGATGCCGGCGACGGCGACGGCGACGGCGGCGAGAGCTAGCCATCGGTTCGTTGACACCCCGGCGGCGCGGTGGCAGCCTCATGCTGATGTCGCGCTTCCAGCGGTACCACGCGTTGCCGGGCATCTCCGTCCGGGACCCGGACTTCCACGACCCGGCGCGGTTCACGGACCGCGCGCGGTTCGCGGCTCCGGTCAGCACCGCCGACGAGCCGGACACCGTCCCGGACGAGCCGACCGTCGGGACGGTCTTCGACCGCGGCGAGCGCCCGACGAACGACGACTTCACGCAGGTTCCCGACCCGTCCCCATTCCGGCTCGGAGGCTAGGCCATGCCGAATCCGTCCCCAGGCAACCTTCGCAGCCCGCGCAAGCGGGCCCTCGAGCTCGGCACGGACCCGTCGGGGTTCGAGGACCCGGCCGCGGAGTACGACCCGACGCCGGGCGGCGCGTACGAGTCGAGCGTCGACACGACCCCCGACCCCGGCCCGCCGGGCTCGAACACCTCCTCCCCCTTCAAGCTCGGCCAGTAGAAAGGACCACGACCATGCCGTCCGTTGTCACCCCGAACGACCAGCCCGGCCTCGGCCAGGGCTACAACCAGCCCGTCGAGAAGTACGACTCGGAGCACGGGAAGTACGACCACAATGTCCCGGCGGACCCGCCGAACCTTCCGAACGCGAACCCGGCCGGCCCCGACCCGAGCCCGTTCCGCGTCGGCGGACAGTAGACCGTAGGCGCGCGCGGTGCCGACGGACGAGTTCGAGCTCAACGCCCGGTGGCACTCGCGGCCACAGGACGGCGGGCTGCTGATCTCCGGCGCCGCCGAGCTGGGCGCCAAGATCGTCGAGTTCGTCACCCTCGACCAGAAGACGCTTGCCCCCTACCAGCTCACGGCGGACACACCGCAGCAGGTCGCCTACGCCGGCGTCGTCAACGGCAACGTCGTCATCGTCAACGCCGACCAGCCGATGACCGTACAGATCACGAGCGCGTCGGGCGTCCTCCAGTCCATCCCGATCGACGACCAGCTCATCATCATCTCGCGGACCGTCCCGATCACCGCGATCCAGCTCGTCCGGACGCCGGGCACGCTGACCAACGTCGCCGTGTTCGTCGGGGAGATGGCGTGAAGCGCCTGGACAGCGCCGCGCGCTGCGCAGTACAACCGAGCCCAGGAGCACCATGACCACCACCGTCGTCCCGACCCTCCAGCAGCAGCTCAACAACGCGCTCCCCGACGAGCTTCCGGACATCCTCCGGCTGATGCAGTTCGGGAACATGGTGACGCCGCTCAAGCGCGTCTTCACCGGGCTGACCTCGTCGGCGACGCAGGTCCTCACCCAGATCGACGCGACCGGCGAGACCGTCGGCGCGTCGAACCCGAACCGCCTCGCGGCGCTCGCGGTCACCGCGCTCCGCACCGTCACCGGCGGCACGCCGGGCGCGCGCATCGTCACCGACGCGGGCGGCACCGCCGGCGCGCCGGGCGCGAACGGTCCCGGCATCGCGCTCATCTCGGACGACGGGACGACCCTGACCTTCGAGGCGGCGGTCACCGCGTTCACGATCGAGTATATCCCGCGCGCCGCCGTCTCGATGACCGCCGCGGTCTCGTCGCTCACCGGCGGCATCGGCGCCGGCATCGGCACCGCGCCGTAGCCCTTCGCGTCGCGCAAGTACTCCTCGACGCGACGCCGCCCTCCGTCCACAGGTCCATCCACAACCCGAGCCACAACCACAAACCCAGGCAGGCGCCGACCAAACACGCCTACGACGGCGGTCAACAGTCGGTGAACCCAGGAGACGCGCATGCCCGAGCCAGAGACGACCCCGAAGCCACCCGAGGCCACACCTCCGCCTCCGCCCACGCCGCCGGCAGCACCGCCGGACAACGCGGGAGGATCCGGGGACGGCGGAAAGACGGTCCAGCTCCAGCACGCGGACTTCAAGCGCATCAAGGACGAGGCCGAGAGCAAGGGGCGCCAACGTGCGCTCGCCGAGCTCGAGACCATCGCGCAGGCCGCCGGATTCGAGTCCGCCGCGGCCGCGTTCCAGGCGATGTCCGACTTGAAGAAGCAGCAGGCAGCCCGACCGATCAACCCGCAGCCCCCGGAGAACGTCATGGCCACCCCGAAGCCCCCGAAGCCCAACAAGCCCGTCACCGTCGACAAGGCGGCGCAGGAGGCGGCCCGTCGCGCGTCCCTCGCCGACGAGGAGCGGCAGCGGTGGAAGAGCGACCGCAAGGCGCGGCGCCGTCTCGAGCGCGACGTCGAGGCGAAGGACACGGAGATCCAGCTCCGCGGCCAGATCTACGGCTTCGGCGTCACCGGCAGGAACGTCGACTACGTCCTCCACCAGCTCCGGCTCGACATGCGCGGCAAGTCGGTCGAGGAGCTCGCCAAGTACGATCCGAAGGCGTTCGTCGAGACGCTCCGCAAGGACCAGCCCTACCTCTTCGGCGAGACCGTCCAGCCCGCGACGACCGGGACGAACGGGACGACGCCGGAGACGGGCACGCCGGCGACGCCGCCGGCGGGACAGCCGACCGTCGACGCGGCGGCACAGATGCAGTTCGACGCTCGCTCCGCGAAGCCCGAGGCGGTCAGCGAGTTCATGAAGAAGCTCGGGCTGGACCCGACCAGGATGACCTAGCCCTGGCACTGCGCATGTGCGAACATGCGCAGCAACAGGCGGTCCGTGAGGCCGCCAATCGAGGAAACCGATGGCGCCTCCGTTTTCAACAATCGTCCAGGACCCCACGATCCGAGCCCTCGTCCAGACGGGTCTGCTCGAGCGCGCGTTCCACGACGCACTCTTCCCCCGCCTGCTCTTCCGCGGCGAGGCGAAGCCGGTGCTCTGGCCGAACCACGTCGGCGACTCGATGGCCTTCACGGGCGTCGGCCTGATCGCCCCGAAGGGCGCGCCGATCGTCCCCGGCCAGGACCCGATCCCGTCGAACTACCAGTCGGAGCAGTGGACCGCGCAGCTCCAGCAGTACGCGGACAGCATCGACACGAACATGCCGTCCGCGATCACGGCGATCGCGAACCTGTTCCTCCGCAACGCGATGCAGCTCGGCCTCGCGGCCGGCCAGTCGCTCAACCGGATCGTCCGCGACCGCCTCTACAACGCGGCGAGCGCGGGCAACACGGTCTCGACCTCCTCGACGTCGAGTTCGACCGCGCTCCCGGTCGCGCGCCTCGCGGGCTTCACGACCGCGCGCCGCCCGGACCTCACGACCGGCTCTCCGGTCCAGTACCAGCCGGTCAGCGTCAACAACCCGCTGAACATCACGATCAACGGCGTCGGCTCGAACACGGTCGTCGGCTTTACGCCGAACACGGTCGGCGACGAGCAGGGCCCGGGCACGCTCACGCTCGGCGCGGCGGCGACGGTCCCGGCGGCGCGGACCGCGGTCCTCTCGACGGACAAGACGTTCGTCGTCTACGTCGGCGGCGGCATCCAGACCGACTCGATCAACTCGACGTGCCTGCTGACGCTCGCGGCGATCCGCTCGGCGGTCGCGCAGTTCTGGCAGGAGAACGTGCCGGAGCACCCGGACGGCCTGTTCCACATGCACGTGGATCCGATTGCCCAGGGCCAGGTCTTCTCGGACCCGGAGTTCCAGCGCCTCCTGACCTCGCTGCCCGACTACTTCATGTACAGCAACTTCGCGCTCGGGAAGATCCTCAACACGGCGGTCTTCCGCAACTCGGAGTGCCCGCTGCCGGAGACCGTCTACCCGTACGACGGGCAGACGTACTCGACGAACGACCAGTTCGGCGCCGAGCTCTACTCGAACGGCAACCCGTCGACGGGCGACCGCCTCCACCGCTCGATCCTGACCGGCCAGGGCGGCATCATGGAGTACTACCAGGACCTCTCCGGACTGGTGACCGAGGCGGGCGTGACCGGCAAGGTCGGCGCGTTCTCGATCGACAACAACGGGATCACGGTCAACACCGACCGCATCCAGCTCATCATCCGCGCGCCGCTCAACCGGCTCCAGGACACGGTGAGCTGCAGCTACAAGTTCATCGGCGACTGGCCGTTCCGCACCGACGTCCTGACCGGCGGCCCGCAGCGCATCAAGCGCGTCTGCCAGATCGTCTCGGGCGAGTAGCGCCCGCGTCCGTCGACGGTCGCGCCGAAGAGTCCTCCCGGCCATCGCCGGCGCGCCGTTGCATTCGAAGGGCCCGGGGACCTCGTTACCCCTCGGGCCCTTCGTCTTTGCTGCGTCCGGCCGGCGGATGGTACCCTCGCGCCATGGCACCGAAGACGAAGCTGGACCCGCTCGAGGCCGCGAAGCTCACGCCCGAGCGCTCGGCGACCGCGGACGACCTCCTCGACCGGAAGGACTGGACCGCGCCGCCGGCGGACGCGACGCCGACGTCGCCCGCGACGCAGGCGCCTCCTGCGGCCGCGCCGCCGGCGAACACGGAGCCGGCGCCCTCCGCGCCGCGCCAGGTCTACCGCGTCCGCCGGGCCGAACAGCGCAACGTCGGCGGCGGCCAGGTCCACCTCTTCAAGGTCGGCCAGCTCCTCGACCCGGTCCACTACGGCGGGAAGGACCGGCTCGACCGGCTCCGGCTTGACCTCGAGTGCGTCCTCGTCGAGGGCGAGGGCCGGTTCACGAAGGTCGTCGGGGTCCTCCAGGAGTAGCCGATGCCGCTGGACGACACCGAGCGCGAGCGTGTCCGCTACCACATGGGCTACCTGTCCGTGCAGCCCGCGGCGTCGATCCAGTTCGGTCTCCCGGCCCCGATCCAGACCCTCTTCCTCGTCGAGCTCGCGATGACGAACCTGCTGGAGGACGGCGTCGACCGCGTCCGCCAGCTCCTCCAGACCCTCGACATGATCGAGGCCCGGATGCGCGACGGCGTGAAGTTCCTCGTCGCCGAGAGCATCGACAACATGAAGATCCGCCGCGACCACCTCGACGCGCTCGAGGACGAGCACACCCGCTGGGCCGAGCGGCTCTCCGAGGAGCTCGGCGCGCCGCTCTACCCCGGCGCCGCGAAGTTCCGCAAGCTCTTCAACCAGCTCAACGGGCCGAACATCCCGGTCCGCTCCGGCGGGTAGCCGATGCCCATCGACGACAAGGTCGACGGCTTCGACGTCAGCTCGGCCGAGCTGCTGCGCGACTCGCTGTGCCGCGAGCTCGTCCCGGTCGCCGACGAGCTGCGCAACCTCAAGACCGTCCTCGGCGCGCGGCCGTACCGCGTCCGCATCGTCCGGACGCGGTGGCTCGGACGGAAGCGCGGCGTCGGCCCGGAGGTCGTCGCGCACGTCCTCGAGCTGCTGCCGACCCCGCACGTCGTCGACCTCGCCTCGCTCCAGGAGACCGTGACCGAGGTCGGCGTCGTCGAGACGGGCCAGACGGTCATCGACGAGATCTCCGGCCGCTACAGCGAGGACCACCTCCTCGGCGTCGACGCCGAGGGCAACCCGGTCTCGTCGAGCGAGTCGCTCTACTACGAGATCGAGATCCTCCGCCCCGACGGCCGAGAGGGCCAGCGCAAGCGCTTCCAGCTCGCGAGCGCGCCGAACTACGTCGCGACCTCGATGATGTGGATCGTCACGCTCGACGCCGCCGTCGACCGCCGGACGCGGCGCGGGGAGCCGTCGCCGCCGTGAACCTCACCGTCGACGAGCTCGTCGCGTACGTCCGCGGCATGGCCGTGAAGACCTTCCGGGCCGCCGCCGAGCGCGGCATCCGGCGCGGCGCGATGCGCGCGCTCCCGGTCCTCCAGCGCGCCGGCGACAACGCGCCGCCGGCATCGGTGGGCGGCTCGGTCGGCGCGAACCACACCGGCACGTACCGTCGGAGCTGGCGGACCGCGAGCATCCCGGGCGGCGCCCGCCTCTTCAACCTCGCGCGCTACGCGGACGTCATCGAGCGCGGACGTCGGCGCGGCTCGGCGATGCCGCCGCTCGCCGCGGTCGAGCGCTGGGCGAAGCTCAAGCTCCACCTCTCGAAGGACGAGGCGCGGCGGGCGGCGTTCCCGATCGCCCGCGCGATCGCACGCCGCGGGCTCCGCGGCCGCTACGTGATGCGCCGCGCGAAGCCCGAGGTCACCCGCGTCGTCGTCGACGAGATGCGCCGCGAGGTCCGCCGCGCGCTGTCGAGGCTCCGGTGATCTACGACCACGACCCGCCGCCCGAGGTCCGCAACCTCCCCCGGCTCGTCCCGCCCGAGCCTGGCCCGGCCTTCCTTGTCCGCCTCCCGGACACCGAGGCGACGCGGACGACCGTCTTCGAGGCGGACGCGGTCGCCTCGATGCAGCGCGGGCTCAAGGAGTACCTCGAACGGCTCTCGTCGCAGGACTCGGGTGCCGAGGTCCGGTTCCGTTCGGTCGACATGACCTGGGCCGAGCCGAACGAGCCGGCCGAGTACCCGGCGGCCGCCATCCTCCTCGAAGGCAACCCCGAGTACGAGGCCGACAACCTGACGCCGCGCGTCTTCGAGGGCGACCGGATGCCGGACGGCTCGTACGTCGAGAAGCGCTCCGAGGTCACCGCCCTCTTCCGTATCGTCGCGCACACCGCGACGCCCGGCGAGCGGGATCTCATCGCGCGCATGCTCGAGGACGCGCTGGCGCCGGTCGATTGGATGTACGGGTTCTACGTCGAGCTTCCGCACTACGGCGGACAGCGCGCGACGTTCCTCCCCGTCCGGGCGGACTACCGCGACAGCGCCGAGCTCGCCCGGCACGGCCTGCGACCCGTGGAGGTCTTCGTGGAGGGCCGGGTCGCCGAGGTCGTCGTCCGGCGGCCGCCGACGCTCCAGGCCCACGTGATCGTCCGGGTTGACGACCCGACGGACCCGGCGCCGGCGAACCCGGGGCGGCCGCGGCCGACGTCGCCGGTCCCGCCCGAGACGGCGGCGCCGACGGTCAAGGAGGCGGTCGAGGACCTCCTCCTCGCGCAGGACGGGACCGTCGTGGACCCGGTCGCGCAACTCGGGGACCCCTTGGAGTCCTCGGGGTCTACAGGATAGTCTCAGTCAGCAAGGAGCACACCCATGGGCTTCGTCCAGCGATTCACGTCCACGCCTTCGCAGGCGACCCTCACCTCGATCGAGGGTGTGAACATCATCGACCTTCCGGTCCCGACCCCGACCGGAGGCGTCAACACGAACGTGACCGCCCTCGTCGGCGAGTTCGCCGACATGACGTACGGCATCGCCTGCGACGTCAACGGGAACATCACGACGAACCCGAACCCGGTCCAGATCCTCTCCAGCGCCGACCTGATCCAGAAGGTCGGTGGCTTCGACTCGACGCTCGGCGCGTTCGGCGCGGGCTGCGGCAACGGCTTCGTCGAACTGCGGAACAAGTCATTCGGGACGCTCGTCGTCTGCCCGGTCAACCTCGCGAGCGCGACCGGCTGCCGGTTCTGGCGGTCGCTCCCGACCTGCACGAGCGCGACGAACCCGAACCCGGTCGTCCCGGTCCAGCCCGCGGTCGTCCAGGCCGGCTACCTCTTCACCGACGCCGCGCACACGCTCGAGCGGCTCAAGAACGCGCAGGCGATCAACTTCTCGTCGCTCGTCGCCTACCTCCAGAACGTCGACGGCTCGGTGACCACCGGGTCGCCGGCGGCGACGAACAGCTTCACGTCGGCGACGGGCACCTTCACGACGGTCCAGCGCCCGGACGGCCTCGTCGGCGTCCAGCCCGGCGACATCCTCGTCCTCGGCTCGCTCGGCGCGACCGGCGCGAACCTGACGAACGCTGGGCAGTTCCGGGTCGTCTCCATCACGAACGACACGACCATCGTCGTCCAGGCGATGAACGGCGTGAACTTCGACTTCGGAACGACGTCGGCGGCGATGGTCTGGCGGCTCCACCCGGGCAGCACGGCCGACTCGTACGGCGCCGGGCCGAGCCCGAACTTCACGAGCCAGGGGACCTTCAGCGTCGCCGTCCGTCCGCTCACGAACGACGCGGGCACCGGCGCGTCGGGCTCGAACGGGACGTGGGCCGCGTCGACGGTCCTGAACCCGGTCGTCGCGCCGCCGGCGCTGACGGCGACGTCCGCGGACCCGCTGTCGGGCCTGACCGGCTCGGTCGGGACGACCGCGGTCGCGTACACGGCGCTGGTGCAGGCGCCGAACGCGGCGAACGCCTCGGCGATCGACGCCCTCTACACGGCGGCCATGCAGGGCTTCCTGGTCGACGCGGCGCCGGCCTCGACGGTCAGCCACATCTGGGCGGCGCGCAAGAGCGCGACCATCCGGAGCTCGCTCAACACGCTCTGCAACAACGTCTCGGCGCGTGCGGGCCAGGGCCTGACGTGCTCGATCTCGCCGGAGCTGAGCGCGTCGGCGTTCACGATGGCGACGGTCATCGGCGTCGTGACCGGGTCGTCCGACCCGGGCGTCGGCGCGAACCGAAGCGAGCGCGTGTTCTACAACTGGCCGCCGGCGCAGACCTTCGTCCCCGAGGCGAGCAACATCGCCATCGCGGGCGCGGACGGGACGACCGTCACGAACGGCAACCTCGACACGACGACGGACGGATGGCTCGCGGCGATCCTCTCGAACCTCGACCCCGAGCACAACCCGGGCGAGGTCTCGGCGACGACGACGCGCGTCCTCCAGCCGCTCATCGGGTTCGGCCGGAACGTCCCGTACGCGACGCTCGACATCAACGCGTACAAGCTGTTCCGCGCGTCGGGCATCTGCGCGCTCCGGTTCGACAAGACCGACGGGCCGGAGTTCCAGAGCGGCGTGACGTCGAGCCTCGTCAACGGCCAGACGCACATCAACCGCCGGAAGATGGCGGACTACATCGAGGCGAACCTGGCGATCATCGCCAAGCCGTTCGTCAAGAGCCTCGGGACGATCCTCAACCAGGACAACCTCGTCACCCAGGTCACCGACTTCCTCGAGACGCTCGTCTCGGCGGACAACGCGCAGAACCAGCGCATCGTCGGGTACCAGGTCGACGCGAAGTCCGGGAACACGCCGCAGATGCTCGCGGCGGGCATCTTCTACATCATCGTCCGCGTGCAGACGATCGCGTCGATGGACTTCATCACGTTCCAGTGCGAGATCGGCGAGTCCGTCAACATCACGACCGTCAACGCCGCGCCGAACGCCGGGGTCGGCGGATAGCCTTCGCACGGCGATCCCCCGCGTCGCGCTCTCGAGGCGCGACGAGACCGGGCGCGACCATGTCGAGGCCGCCGATGGCCCACGCCCCGCCGCGCGGGGGTGACTCCGACTCGAGGACCGCCACCGACGAACGACCGCCCGGATCCGGCCCGGGCGGTCACCTTTCACGGCGCGCCGTCGACGCGCGACGCGGTACCATCGCGCCGTGGCGCCCGAGGCCCTCGTCCTCCTTGCGCTCGTGGCCTGCGCGCGGCCCGCGCCGGCGCCGATGCCGTCGAACGTCGCCGCGCCGCGGCCCGCCGTGCCGGCCGCCGAGGACCGCGTCCGCGTCGAGCTCGACCTCGCGATCGCCTGGTGCGACCTGGAGGAGCGCTGCGACCTCGCGCTCTACTCCGCAGCCTGGGCCAAGCAGCAGCAGTGCGTGTCGGGCGAGTTCGTCGGGCTCGACGGCGCGCTCGCGCGGCGGCGGTCGCGGCTCCGGTACGCGCGGTGGTGCGCGGCGCATCGGCCGGCTACGTGCCTGGAATGGAAGGACTGGTGGGCGCGGTGTCTGTACGTGTTCGCGTACTGACTTGCTGCGGCCGCCCGCGACGCGCTAGGCTTCGTCCTGACCACGCCGCCGGGTCGTCCGGCGTCGACCTCCACACGGGCCCGCCCCGGATAGGGAGGGACGGGTCGCCGGCGACGGCGAGCCTTCCCCCTCCACGTCGCCTCCACCGCACACGAGGAGCCGACGTATGGCGCAGGCACAGCCCCGCATCAAGGGTCAAGAGGTCTCGATCCAGGTCCTGATGAACAACGTGGTCCAACAGAGCCTCGTCGACATCAAGTCCTTCGACTCGTCCGAGCTGCTGACCATCCTGACCGAGGAGTACCTCGGCGAGACCACGGCGCGGTACGACGAGATCTACAAGGGGTACTCGTTCCGGCTCGAGGCGAACATCGAGACGCGGAACTACCTCGACTTCCGGGCGGCGATCGTCAACAAGGCCCGCCGCCGCATCGCCGGCATCCGGGTCAACATCGGCGTGACACTGGTCTTCCCGAACGGCCCGCGCGTCCGCGTCCTCCTCAAGGACGTCCACTTCGGCGAGATGCCGCTCAACGTCCCGGGCCGGAGCGAGTACGTCACGGTCCAGCTCCAGGGCAACGGCGAGTCGATCCAGATCAACTGACGTCGCAGCTGCTCGACGCGACGCGATCCTGTGTCGACGGTCGACGGGCGACGCGAAACCAGCCACCGACACGAGGTAACGAGACATGGAAAGCGTCCTACAGGCAGTCCAAGAGGAGCAGGCGAACCGCCCGGTCTACACGTTCCCGCTCACGAAGCGGCTCGCGGCCCTCGACGACAAGTACATCAAGAAGAGCTTCGGGCTCGCCAAGCTCCCGATGCGCGAGCAGCTCGACGCGCTCGAGATGGGAAAGACGAGCCAGGGCGCCGCGGTCTTCTTCACGCTCGTGCGGAGCCTCGTGATGGTCGACGGCCGCCGGGTCGACAACACGACGGCCGAGGCCGAGCGGATCATCAACCACGCCGACCCGGCCATCCGCGACCTCATCGCGCGCATGCAGGTCCGCATCTCGACGATCACGGACGCCGAGGAGGAGGAGGTTTTCAAGGGAATGGAGGTTCGGGTGGGTTAGGCGGCGTCGCCGTCCTGTTCGACGTCTTCGGACAGTCCGGTGTGCTGCTGGACGGGATGTGGAAGATGATCGCCTTCGCGTCCCGCTACGGCCACCAGCCCATCCTGGCCATGCTCGGCCCGCTCACCGTCGAGCGCGTCCGGGCCTTCTCCGAGGCGATCGCCGAGTACCTCAAGGTCGAGCGACGGGACCCCACGAACCGCGGCGAGGAGTAGCACGATGGCCGAGGACCAAACCGTCAAGACCGCGCTCGAGTGGAGCCTCAAGGACAAGGTCTCCTCGGGGCTCCACAAGATCGCCGAGGGCATCGAGCGGCTCCGTACCGGCTTCGAGCACCTCCGCGAGCGCGGCAAGGAGGCCATGGAGAAGATGGGCGAGGGCGCCGAGCGCGTCTCCCGCTCGCTCTCGAAGGTCACCGAGATCGGCATGGGCCTCGCCGGGCTCGCCGGCGGCATCGGCTTCGAGCGGATGATCGATACCGGCAAGGAGTCGCTCGAGCAGCTCAAGAAGATGTCCGAGCTCGCGGACATGTCCGCCGACAGCGTCGCCGGCTGGCGCGACGCGTTCGAGCAGTCCGGCCTCCAGGTCGAGACGTTCTCGCGGTCGCTCACCGCCCTCTCGAAGAAGACGCTCTCGATGGAGGAGGGCAGCAAGCAGCTCGTCCTCGAGGCGCGACGCTGGGGCGTGACCCTCAACGAGGGCCCCTCGAAGGCCCTCCTCTCGATGAGCAAGGCGGTCCAGGCGAACAAGATCGGCGTCGGCGAGGTCTCGAAGTACATGCGCGTCTCCGGCGAGGAGGCCGGCGCGCTGATGGGGCTCCTCAAGAAGGGCCCCGACGAGATCCAGGAGATGGTCAAGCACGCCCAGCAGCTCAACGTCCACCTCGCCGGCGGCTCGGCGATCGAGGCGTTCGAGCGGTTCCACGAGGCGTCGCAGAAGATCTCCGAGGCGTGGCGGCGGATCTCCGAGAAGGTCGTCGTCCGCCTCGCGCCCGCGCTCGAACGCATCTCGTCGATGCTCGCCGGGTGGCTGGACAAGATCGACATCGACAAGGTCGTCAACCCGCTGATCAAGGGGTTCGAGCTCGCCATCGCGCACGCGAAGACGCTCGGGAAGATCATGCTCGCCAACTCGCTCCTCGAAAAGCTCCCCGGCGGCGCCGGCGGGCTCGTCGGGACCGGACGGAAGGTCTTCGGCGCCGTCGTCGGCGCCGGCGGCCGGCTCGGCGGGCTCCTCGGCCGCGGGCTCGGCGGCGCGGTCGGGCTCGGCGCGCAGGTCGCCGGCGAGGCCGGGCTGGGCGGGCTCGGCGGCGTGATGGGCAAGGTCGCCGGCGTCCTCCCGATGCTCATGAAGCTCATCGGCAGCGCGGCCGGCATCGGGCTCGTCGTCGGGGCCGTGATGCTCGTCGTGAAGCACTTCGACTACTTCAAGGAGAAGCTCGGCGGCGTCGCGACCGCGATCTGGGGCGCAATCCAGAAGATCGTCGCCGCGGTCGGCCGGATGTTCTCCGCCGACGCGCCGCTCGGACGGTTCGTCCGGTGGATCGGCGAGAAGACCATCGCGTACACCCAGAAGCTCGGCGAGATCCTCGCCAAGGTGCTCGAGGTCGTCGCCCAGATCTTCGACTGGCTGAACAGCATCCTCGACAAGCTCCCCGAGAGCCTCGGCGGGAACGGCGGCCGGATGGCGCGCAACGGCGAGGAGACCGCCTTCAGCCGCATGAACGCGTCCGTCCTGCAGGGCATGATGGCGAGCCCGCTCGGCGGCCAGTTCCGGGCCGCGATGTCGGAGTTCAACGCGGGCCACAAGCTCACCGCCGAGCAGGTCCGGATCATGAGCATCATCGCCAAGCAGAACGAGATGGCCGGCTCGACCGCGTCCGGCAACAACTGGATCTCCAAGTTCCGCAAGACCTACGAGCCCCCGAAGAAGGCAGAGGACGCGACCGCCGGCCGCGCGAACGTCATCCAGGACTTCCGCGGCTCGCACTTCGACATCGAGCAGAAGTTCGAGGACGGCTTCGACCCCGACCGTATCGCCGTCTCGTTCGCGAACGACCTCGGCTCGCTCGGCGAGCGCAAGATGGTCTCCACCCTCGGGCCGCAGTTCATCCGGTAGCCGATGCCCCTCTCGACCGACACCGACACCCAGGCAAGCTCGCTGACCATCACCGAGCTCACCGGCGACCAGCGTGTCGTCGTGCTGTCGGGCCGCGCCCTGCCGTACAAGCCGTTCACCCTCGGCGGCTCGCAGCGGATGTCGATGCAGTGGTACATCGGCAATCCGAACGGCGTAAAGCAGGTCTACGGCGCCGAGGAGGAGGAGACGACCTGTAACGGCTGGTGGAAGGACATCTTCCTCGGCGAGGCCGTCGGGCACCCGCCGTACGCGACGCTGAACGGCGGGCAGCTCGGGACGGCCGAGCACCTCGTCGACGTCCTCGACGACATCCGCCGCAAGGGCCAGGACGTCAAGGTCACGTGGTTCTCGCGCGTCCGGTTCGGCACGCTCAAGAAGCTCGTCCAGAAATGGCACACGACCCACGACGTCGAGTTCGAGATGACGTTCGCGTGGGACCGGATCGACGAGGCGTCGCTCCCGAAGATCCCGCTCGAGAGCTCGGTCTCGTCGTCCGACCTCGCCGACGCGCCGAACACCTTCACGTCGCTCGGCAACCAGCTCCAGGACGCGAGCGCCAGCTTCGCGAACGGATTCTCGCCCGCCGCGCAGGTCGCGGCCGACGACACCGACGATATGTCCGCCGACCTCTCCGACCAGATCGACGAGCTCGCCGACGCCGTCACCCAGGTCGTCGGCGCGGCCGTCGCGGTCGGCGACACGCAGAGCCGCATCTCCGGCATCTACGACGGCATCAAGCTCACCGGCGACGAGCTCCACGACCAGTACCAGAACGTCGTCGACGGGGCCCGGCTCGACGTCGGCGGCCCGTTCGGGACGACGCTCGCCGACCGTGCCGTCGTCCGCGACCAGGGCGACATCGCCGACCAGATCGCCGTCACCGCCGCCCAGGGCCAGCGGAAGATCCTCTCGGCGATGACGTCGAACAACCTCCGCGTCTTCGTCGCGCGACAGGGCGACGACCTCCGCCGCGTGTCGATGACGTTCTACGGGACCGCCGACGACTGGCGCGGCATCATGCTCTACAACGCGCTCTCGGACGAGGCGCTCGTCGCGGGACAGGTCGTCCTCGTCCCCGTTCAGCCGCCGCAGGAGCCGGCGTCCTCATGACCGACAAGGTCGCCAACGCGCAGACGTTCTACCCGAGCCTCGTGGTGAACCTGCGCCTGCTGTTCGACCCGAGCCTCCAGGTCGTCGACGGCCAGCTCGCCGCGGTCCCGACCGCGCAGGCCGGGACCGGCATCGTCGACGCGGTCACCGGGCCGGACACGATCACGGTCCGCCCGCTCGTCGTCCAGCGCGGGAATACCGACTTCTCGAAGATCGTCAACCGCGTCCCGCGCGCCGCGACCGTCGAGCTCCCCGCCTACCGGACCGCAGGGAAGTTCACGCTCGACCTGGACTGGCGCGAGCTGCCGATCGACCC